AAGCACAAAACTTGCTGATTGGTATAACAAAGGCGGTAAAGAAAGGCAGAAAAACCGAAGTAAAACATTTTCCGGCATTGCTAAAGCAATGGCGGAACAGTGGGGTAAATTTATAGAGGAGCAGAAAAATGAACGATAGAAGAATAATTATATTTGATTTAGATGGAACAATAGCATTGTGCGAACATAGAAGGCATTTTATAAATGGAGAACATAAAAACTGGACAGCATTTTTTCATAGTTGCGTAAATGATTTACCCAACAAACCTGTTATTGAAATACTGAACGAATTTGCTATTAAAAGGCAATATGTAATCGTAATTTTATCTGGGCGCACCGAAGATGTGCGTGAGGAAACAATAGAGTGGCTTAAAAAAAATAAAGTACATTATGATTTTTTGTATATGCGACCTTCAAAGGATTATAGTCCAGACGAAAAACTGAAATTTGAAATGTTAGAAGCGGCAAAAAAAGAATTAAATTTTTCGAAAGAGGATATACTTTGTGTATTTGATGACAGAAATAAAGTTGTTGATATGTGGCGCAAAAACGGTTTAACTTGTTTCCAAGTTGCTGAAGGTAATTTTTAGGGGGATAAATAGTATGATAAAAATAATAACAGGTGATGATGAACAAATTATAAACTTTGGTTTACAAAAAGATTTTTGGAAAAAGGTAAATTGGATTCATTATACGACTAAGTATAATGAAAGATTACTTGCTTTTAAAGAGGATGGTAACGTATGGAATTTCCCTGTCGCAGACTTTTCAAAAGGTGCTTTGCTTGTTGAAAGGAATACTTTAAAAGAATGGGAAAAAACAGACCCTTTTTATCAAAATTTGATGGAAAGAATAACACTTTGCCTGAATTATTGTAAAGATAAAACAAACGAGGAATTGAGAGGATAAATAGTATGGCAGAGTTAAAACCGTGTCCGTTTTGTGGTAGTAAAAAAATTTATTTTACAAAGCCAACGCCTTATGGAAGTCCTGGTAGATGGATTGCTTCATTTTGTTGTCAATGTGGTGTTGAATTAAATGTGCATACAAAAAATGAACAAGAGGCCATAGACGCTTGGAACAAAAGGAGTTAATATGAAAAATAGATTTAGATTTAGAGTTTATGATAAATACTATAAAGGATATATGCAAGAAGGTAGCATAGATATTCCTAAAGTTTTTGACGGTAGTAGTTTTATAGTAGAACAATGCACAGGTCTTAAAGATTGTAACGGAAAACTTATCTACGAGGGAGATATAATAAGGACTAAAATAGAAACAGACAACGAATATAAACAAATTATCGGCGAAATTGTATTTTGGCGGTTAGAGTGGACTATAAAAACAAAAAGCATGTTTTATCCTCTATCTTGTGCGGGCAAGTTTTCAAATGGAATAAAAATGCCTAAACAATGTGATTTAACTGAAATTATCGGCAACATCCACGAAACCCCGGAACTGTTGAAGGAGATTGATTGATTTATGGCAGAACAAAAAATAAGAGTTTTAATTATGAAAGACCCTTGCGAAAATTGCAAGTTAAAACCTTGTGCGCGTAAGTGTATGTTTGCGCAAATGTACAAGAACGGGCCTGCAATAGCAAAATCCGAAGCCATTGAGAAAATGGCAAAGGCTATTTGTAAAAATTACGGACTTTGCGAGATATCTTTATGTGAAATGTGCTTACGCAAAGCGTTTATTGAACAAGCCAAAGCCGCACTCAATGCACTTCTTGAGGATAAATATATGATGCCTACACAAGAACAATTAAAGTATTTAGGATCAAAATTAGAAGAATTGCAAAACGAGGCAAGCGACCAAATCATGATCGCTTACAAAGTGCGGTATTTTAAAACTTTTGAGGATGCGGAAAAGTTTTGCACAAATTGGCAAAAGAAAACCCGCTCAATTTTGGAAATTAAGGAGTGCAAGAAATGATTTACTGCGGAAATTGTGAACATAACCCTATTGGAACTTGCGAACTTTGCGGGAAAGAAATCCCCGAAAGTTATGTAATAAGACGGAATAAATTGCCGGTGTGGTGTCCGCTGAAAAAGGGAAAGAAATGAAACCATTAATCACAAAAGCAAGCAGTATTTACGGTATGGGGGATGCTCTCAATCAAAGGGCATTCCTTTGTACCTACTGCAAGCAAAAGGATATACCGCATAGCGCAATCAGTGTTTATACCGAGCGTTATCATTGGATGTTTGATTGTTTGGGCTTTAAAATGGGTAGGGTGCGCAAAGACTTTGGCGGCTTAATTGCTTACAGAAATTTTGGCTTTTACGACTTACAAAGAACTTCAAACGAGTTAGAACTTGATTTAAATATTGCCAAAAATGCGGAAGTTGATTATACATTTGAGCGGTGCGTTTTATTCCCCCGCTTTACACCCCCGCAAATAAATCTGCCAAGAAAGTACATCACTTTTAATACAGGTTTTGGCGATTTTAGCGGCAAGGTAGGAAACAATGCTTATGTTTGTTTGAAAAGTTGGCCTAAAGAGTATTGGGAGTATTTTGTAAAAAACATTGGTGTTCCTTGTGTGCAAATCGGAGCAGGTTTATCTTGTGAAATTATAAAGGGAACTGCCTTAAATCTTGTAAACCGGCTAACAATCAAAGAGAGTGCAGAAGTTATGCGGGATGGCCTTTTCCACATTGATATGGAAGGCGGTCTTACAATCTTAAATCAGCATTTAGGAAAGAAATCAGTTGTTTTATTCGGGCCTACCGCAATAGAAAATCAAGGCAGAAGTTTTAATTTGAATTTGTCCGCTAATGTATGCGAGCCTTGCTATGAGTGGAAAGGCTGGGATAAATCAAAGAAATTGTTTATGCTTAAATCTGCTTGCACTTGCGGGGTTAAGTGTATGAAGTCTTTAAAACCCGATTTTGTGATAAGTGAAATTCACAAAGCGGGCCTTTTAAATCAGCAAAATTTCATTGATAAAAAATTTATTGAAAAAATCTAAAATTACCACTTGAAATTTTAAAAAATATTAGCCATAATATTAGTGGTTATATTTTAATCTTGCGCCTGCCCATACTATGGGGTGCAAGATTTTTTTATGGCCGAAAAAATTAAATACGACACCCATAACTATCGTAATCACGACGAGCAAAACCTTAAACTGATTGATAAAAGTTTAAAGGAATGCGGCGCCGGTAGGTCTATTCTCTTGGACAGCGAAAACGAAATAATCGCAGGCAATGCCACCTATAAAAACGCTGTCGCAAACAATATCCCCGTAAAAATCATAGAAACCGACGGTAAAACTTTAATTGCTTTAAAGCGTACCGATTTGAAAACTAACTCAAAGAAACGCAAGAAATTAGCCTTATTGGATAATTCCACGAGCAACAAAGTTATATGGGATTTGGACAACATTTCCGCTGATTTTGATTTAGCGGAACTGCCTGATATGGGTTTGGAAGAGATTTGCGGTGCGGATATTGAAGATACCGAAATTACTGAAGATGAAGTGCCAAACGCTGAAGATGTAGAAACTAAATGCAAAAGAGGCGACATTTGGCAACTTGGCGAGCATAGGTTAATGTGCGGGGATAGCACCGTAATTACGGACGTAGAAAAGTTAATGAACGGCGAAAAAGCCGATATGGTATTTACTGACCCGCCCTATGGCGTTTCTTACGCTGATAAAAATCAATTTTTGAATAGCGCGGGTAAGGCGATAGCCTGTCCCCGCGCTATTGAGAATGATAGCAAAAAACCAACTGAAATGTATGATTTTTGGGTAGCGGCATTTAAAAATATTTATGCTTTTACGACAGATAAAGTTAGTTATTATATAACTGCTCCGCAAGGCGGCGACCTACTACTACTACTACTACAGGCGGTTAGAGATAGTGGCTTTGCACTTAAACACCAACTTATATGGAATAAAAATAATCACGTCTTGGGTAGGTGCGATTATAACTATAAACACGAACCTATTATTTATGGGTGGAAAATAAAAGGCACACACGAATTTTACGGCAAAGGGAAAATGAAAACAAGTGTTTGGGATTTTCCTAAACCGCATAAAAGCGATTTACACCCTACGATGAAACCAGTTGAGTTAATAGCAGAAACCCTTTTAAATAGCAGTAAAGAGCAAGATAAAGTTTTAGATTTATTCGGCGACAGCGGCTCAACCCTTATTGCTTGCGAGCAGTTAAAGCGCAAATGCTTTATGATGGAACTTGACGAGCATTACTGCGATGTAATAATTACCCGTTGGGAAAACTTAACAGGCAAAAAGGCGGTTTTATGCAAATAAAAGCAAAGGAATATTACGCTAAATGGTACGCCGCAAACAAAGAAAAGAAAAAAGCGCAAGTTAAAGCATATCGCACAGAGTTTAAAGAATTTGTGAACGAAAAACAAAGACAGGCATACAGGCGCAGAAAAGCAGAAGGTTATTATGGCAAATGAGCAGAATTTAAAGCGTTTAAGCCCGATAAAAGCCCGAGAATATGGTCGTAAAGGCGGCATTGCTTCCGGCATTGCCAAAAGAGAGAAAAAGACTTTAAAAGAATTGTTGCAAATGGAGCTATCGGAACTTACAAAGTTTAAGGAAAATGGTGAAATTAAAGAAACTACAAAGGCTGTAAGAGCAGTAAAGGCTCTTATTCAAAAAGCCTTTTCCGGTGATGTAAACGCTTTTAATTCTATCAGAGATTTAAACGGTGAAAAACCGGTAGAACAGGTGCAGAATATAGAGCCTGTAAAAATTATTGACGATTTAGTAACAAAGCCAAAGAAATCAAAAAAATAAGGGGGCTGTATGGCTGTTAAAATAAGCAGTTTAATTTCCCCTAAATTTTACGATGTTTGGCTTAAAGTAAAAGAAGTTTTAAGAAGTGAAAAACCGCAATATACCGAGTTTTGGCTAAATGGCGGCAGAGGCAGTACAAAGAGCAGTTTTATTAGTATTGCCATTGTTCTTTTGATAATTTTAAAGCCTGATTTACACGCCGTAGTTTTGCGCAAAGTTAAGGATACTTTAAGGACTTCCGTCTTTACGCAAATTATGTGGGCAATAAACATTTTAGGGTTGACGGCTTATTTTAAATGCAAAGTAAGCCCGCTGGAAATTGTTTATTTACCCACAGGGCAGACCATTTACTTTTTTGGCTTAGACGATGCGGGAAAAGTAAAGGGCATTAAAACGGCTTTCGGATATACCGGCATTACTTGGTTTGAAGAGTTAGACCAATTTGACGGCATTGAGGAACTTCGTAATGTGTGGCAATCTACTGAGCGCGGCGGTAATAAATTTTGGCGTTTTTGCAGTTATAACCCGCCAATGTCGCAGAATGTTTGGGTTAATACTGAAGCGCAGACACCTAAAAGCAGTAGGTTGGTGCATACCAGCAGTTACCTTGATGTTCCTTCTGGTTGGCTCACAGACGCTTTTATCCGAGAAGCCGAGCATCTAAAAGCGGTAAATGAAAGAGCCTACCGGCACGAGTATTTAGGCGAAATAACCGGTACAGGCGGGGCAATTTTCCCCAATGTGAAAGCCGTAGAAATTACGGATAAACAGATAGCGGAATTTGACCAAGTCAGGCAGGGTGTGGACTGGGGCTTTGTAACCGACCCTTTTTGCTTTTTGCAAGGCAATTATAGCCGTAAATACCGCACACTTTGGCTTTTTAGCGAATTGTACTCCACAGGTTGGAGTAATCAGAAAGCCATTGAAGAAGTGCGCAAGAAAGCGTATCACGGTAAATATATTTATTGTGATAGCGCAGAGCCTAAAAGTATTAACGAGTTTTTAAACGCCGGATTAAAGGCAATAGCGGTAAAGAAAGGGCCTGACAGCGTAGAGTATGGCACAAAGTTTTTGCAGAGCTTTGATGTGATTTATATTGACCCAAAGAGAGTGCCGAACGCTTGGAAAGAGTTTAGCACATACGAACTTGAGCGAAACAAAGACGGTACTTTTAAGGGCAAATACCCAGATAAAAACAATCACGCAATAGATGCCGCAAGGTATATGCTTAATGATGATATGTTATATGCAGGGCAAAGGATAAAATGAGTATTAAAAATTATGTTTTAAATAAATTGGCAAAATCAATTAAACCGTTTTTAAACGAAAAGACGGCAGAAACTGCTGCTGTTTTGGAATTAAAAGACGGTAAAGTAAAAGAGATTAAAGGCTCTTTTGCAAATAGCATTTTGCCTGAGCAGAACATAACGCCGCAGCAGGCACAGCAATATTTAAGTTTATCTTTCCAAAGAAAGCCCGATTTTAAAATAACCGCCGCACCTAAAAACGGTAAGTACGCTATGGACAGCGACTTTTCCGCCGCCGCCAATATGTACGGCCTTAACGGTGTAGGCAGAGATATTATTTACAGTTTCTTTGCCAAACACGGTTTTATAGGCTGGCAAATTTGCGCTATGCTTGCACAGCATTGGCTGATTAACCGCTGTTGCCGTATTCCTAACGAAGATGCTTTATCTTGTGGCTATGATTTACACTTTGAGGATAACACCGCAGAAACAGATGAGCAGAAAAAGCAAAATCTTAAGTTTTTAAAAGATTTGCAGACCATAGGTACAAAACGCTATAAACTGCACGAAAAGCTTTTAAAATGGGGCTTTAACCGCTCTGTTTACGGCATTGGGCTTGCGTATTTTAAAATTAAAGACGAAGACCCCGCAACACCATTAAACCTTGACGGTATTAAGCCTAATTCTTTTGAGGGTATAGCTATTGTAGAACCATATTGGGCTTTCCCCGAATTTAGCGGGACAAATATTTCAACGCCAGGAAGCGTAGATTTTTATGAGCCGCAATATTATAACATTGGCGGCCAAAGAGTACATATCAGCCGCCTTTGCGTAAAGGTATTTAGTGAAGTGCCGGATATTTTAAAACCGTCATATTATTACGGCGGTATCCCGCTTACTCAAATGATGTATGAAAGAGTTTATGCTGCAGAAAAAGTCTGCAACGAAGGGCCGGAACTTGCTTTAAGTAAGCGCACATTTATTTTAAGAACGAATTTAGAGCAGGCAATTACTAACCCTGTTGAGTTTTACGGTAAACTCAATTTTATGTCCAAAACCCATAACAATAACGGTATATGGGCTATTGACAGAGCAGACAACCAAGAAACCGTAGAACAGTTGGAAACTACTTTGAGCGGCTTAGACAGTTTAACTTCTGAGATGTACAAATATGTCGCAGCAGTTGCCGGTATACCGGATAACCGCTTGTATGCTAAATCTATCAACGGTATGGCATCTACTGGTGAGAACGAAATAAAAAACTATTCTCAAACGCTTAAAACATATCAAGAGAACTGTTTTGATGATTTTTTAATTAAGGCATATCAGATTATAGCAAAGAGTGATTTAAACAAAACTGTAAATTTAGGGCTTACATTTAAACCTATTGACACACCGACAGCGGCGGAATTAGCGGCAACGCAGAGCCAAAAAGCGGCTACTTATACGCAGTTAATCGGTGCGGGTGCAATTAGTGCGGAAGAAGTAAGGCAAGCCCTTAAAAATGATGAGAACAGCGGCTTTACGGAAATAGATGCCGAAATGCCGGAAGAATTGGAACAGGAAGGCTTTGATTTGCAAGATTTAGCAAGCGGGCAGGAAGAGAGCGACACACCCGAAAAAGGCGGCTTAAATGCCAAAGAAGAAAGAAACGCTGATATACGGTAAGCCGCTTATACCAAACGCAGGTATTAAAGTTTGGTACACGGCACAAATAAAAGGGCTTGTAAGATATATGGCCGATACGGTAAGCCGTGAGGTGCTAAAGAAGTTTAAGGAACTTATGCCGCAAGTAGTAAAAGCGGCACAAGACGAAGAGAGCATAAGCAGCCAAGAGCGTATATTGCTTAATTCTTTGGCGGAAGAGATAGAGAAATTGTTTAAGCATAAGGCGGGACAAATTGCCGACACTATGATAAAAAAGCAGCGTAAATACGCTAAATTCAGTGTAAGACAAAGCATAGGAGCGGCAATAGGTAAAGATTTAGGAAGTTATATTTTTGGCGGCCCTACTGAAGATGACATAGAAAAGGCGGTAAAAATGGAAAATGTTAATTTAATCCGTAATTTATCGCAAGAATACCTAATGAGAGTAAAAGGTGCAGTAGCCCGCAGTATTATAAACGGACAAGGGCAAAACTACCTTAAACAGGAATTAAGCAGATTTGAAAAGATGAGCCTTAATAGGGCGGCAAGGATAGCCAAAGACCAAACACATAAAGCATATAACGCTTTAAGCCTTAATGAAATGAAAAAGGAAGGTGTGCAGTATTGGCAATGGATACACGGCGGCGGTACAAAGACGGTAAGGCCAACACATATTAAGGAACACAGTAAAGGCGGCTTAAATCACGGTATTTTTAAGATTGGGGAGTTAGCCTATGACCCGCAAGCCGAAAAGATAAAAGGTGTTTATAAAGGCAGATATATTGAGCCAGGCGAGTTGCCCTTTTGCAGTTGCTTTAGGCGGCCTGTATTTAAATTTGATTAAAGGACAAAAGACAATGGGAAAGGTAATAGATAAAAGCGAGTTTTGGTACATAAAAGATAACCCGATAACAAAGACGGGCGTATTTCCATATTTAGGCGCGCAAATCGGACAACATGATTTAGAGCCTAACAAGATTTACTATGTCTTAAGACCAGCAGAAGAATTATTTAAGCCCGAAACAGTAGAAAGTTTTAACGGTTTACCTATTACTATTGAACACGCAATGTTAGGGCCGGAAACTCAAGGCTTAACAAAGCCGGAAGACAAAGGCATTGACGGCGTAACGCTTGAGAGCGCACACCAAAGCGGGGATAAACTTTTAAATAATATCCGCTTGTTTAGTGAGCAGATAAAAGATGCCGTAAACAGCGGCAAAAAAGAATTATCTGCCGGCTATTATTGCGACTTTGTACCGGAAAGCGGAACATATAACGGTCAGCATTATGACTTTGTGCAGCGTAATATTTTTGGCAATCATATTGCTTTGGTAGATAAAGGCCGCTCCGGCTCTGATATAAGAGTTATGGACAACGCAATTAAAGGCCGTATTGTTTACGACACAATGGATTTAGGCACATTTACGCAGGATTGGGAAGAGAGCGACCACCCCCGCAAGAAAGACGGCAAATTTACCAATAAAGGCAGCGGCTCTGCAAGCAGCAGCAAAAGCGACACACAGAGCGGAAAGAAAGAAAAACAGACTAAAGACATCCGCACTAATAAACCTAAATTAGCCGATAAAAACGAAACTATAAAACCAGTAGAAATAGATAAAACTGTTCCGCATTTTAATAGTTTTTCTGAACTTAAACAATATATTTTTAACGAATTAAATGTATTGGGAGATGTTGAAATAAAAGATGCCGGAACAACTATCCATTTTGGAAAAGACCAAGTAAAAAGAGCGTTAAAAAGAGGCAGAAGCGACACGCAAAACCAATTTTTTGCTGATGTTAAAAATTCTGTAGCAAATGCGAAATATGGTGGTTTCCAAAAATCTGATGAAAGACATCCGGAAGTTGCAGGACAAGATATTTATTATACGGCTATAAAAATAGGAAAAGATGTTTATGCAATTAAATTAAGTGCAGATGTCCAGCATAATCACTCTGATAATAAGTATTCTTATGCTGGACATCATTTAGAAAACATAAAAAAATATCAGGAAAGCGACACGGGTGTTTCTCCCGTTAATGCTTTACCTGACACTATTAGTATAGCGCAATTTGAAGAAATTTTCAATAGTAAACAAGATTTACAAAAAGAAAGCGAGGTAAAACCTATGGATAAAAAAACGCAGGATGCTTGGGAAGAAAGCAAACACCCGAGAGATAACGACGGTAAATTTTCAAGCGGCAATGGCGGCGGTAAAAGTGGTATTTCTTATAAATCTAATAGCTTAGCAAAAGAACATAAAGAAAATAAAATCAAATTACAAAAAAGCGAAAATGGTAAAGGTTATGTTTTACCTTCCGGAGAAGTTGTTTATCCAAAAGATAAGGGATTGTTAAAAACAAGATTAAAAGAAGATAGCGAAATGTTATCTGATGCGCAAGAAAAATTGGCAAGATACAAAAAAGTAGCCGAAGCAAGAAAAGAACATAATATTAAAACACCTTGGCCTTTTACTGACACTATTGAAGATGTAAAAGGGTCAATTGACTACCTTAAACAAGATAGTGAATATACAAAAGAATTATTAAAAGAATTTGAAAAAACTAACGGGGCAAGCGGGCAAGATACCGCCCCCGAACAGGAGGAAGGAAAAATGGACAAAAGAGAAGTAGTCCGTGAAATTATGGCTATTTGTGCAAAGCCCGATACCGATTTTCAGGGCGGCGAAGAAGAAAAAATAGACACCGTAGCCAAGTTAGCGGAAAAAATCGCATACAACCCTTCTGAAGCGGGGGCAAATGATAAATGCGCCTCTGATAAAGAAGAAGATAAAAAACCCGAAGCAGGTGCAGAATTGCCTAAAGCAGTTGCAGAGCCTGAAAAGGTAGAAGAAGAAAAAGAAGAGGACAAAATCAAAGTGGCTATGGATGCTATGGCTAAATCAATTATGAAAGAAATGGCCGCTAAAAACGAACTTGTCAGCGCATTAAAACCCGTAATCGGTGCTTTTGACAGCGCAGAAATGACATTGAAAGAAGTTGCTTCTTATGCTTGTAAAAAACTTAATATTACTTGCGCACAAGACGAAGCCTTGACAATGGTTAAAGGTTATCTTTTGGGCAAAAAGCAAGATGTTATAGTAAAACCTGCAAGCGCACAAGATAGCGCACTTGACGGCGAAGACGCCGCACTTAAAAGATATTTGGAGGGCAAATAACAATGGTACAAACAGTAGTCAATACCAAACTTGCAATCGGCGTAGTTGGCGAATTTTATGACAATTCCCCGCGCAGAGTTCACGGATATATTTTAGCCGCAAACGGCAGTGTATTACCCGCTATTTCCAAAGCATTTACTAAATCCGCAGAAGGAATAGCCACAGTAGGCGGCAACGGCTTATTTTTAGGCCTTGCGGTAAATCCTAAAGAACAGGCCTTACACGGCGGCCTTACACCTTCTTTAGTTTTAAAAGACGGCGCACAGGGCAGCCTTTGCGATATGGGGCATATTGTAGTTAAATGCACAACCGCAGTAACCGAAGGTCAGGCTTGTTTCTACAATACCACCGACGGTACATTAGCAGCGGCCGCAACCGGCTCTGTTGTAGCGGGCCATATTGAAATTAAAGGCTCTAAATTCGTATTTTTCAACGCAGCAGCCAATGAGCCTGCAGTAGTAGAACTTTTAGGCTTTACTACCGGCTCTGCCGCAGAAGAAAGCGGCAGCGGCAGCATATAGTGAGGTGCAATAGAAATGAAAAATATATCTCAAGTTAAATCATCTTTAATGCCTAATCAGATTAGGCCTTACGCAATGGATGCAGATACAACCTTAAGAACTCTTGAGGGTTTAGGTGTTCATATCAGCAAAAACGCTATGGATACTATGAAAGGGGCTTCCGCTATGGATGCCGCCCCCGATATGGTAACCACTCCGTCAGCTACTGTTCCTGTACAATTCTTGCAGCATTGGCTTACGGACTTAATCAAAGTTGTAACCGCTAAAAAAGATATAGACGAAATATTAGGCCGCGACTTCGTAGGTACATTTGCTGACGAAGAAATCGTACAGCCTTTTAGCGAATATACCGGCAGACCGACACCTTACGGCGACAAAGCACAACCTAATCAATCATCTTACAATATCAACCTTGAGGGCAGAACGATTGTCCGCTTTGAAGAAAGTTTTGAAGTGGGTATTTTGGAAGAAGAAAGAGCCGCAAAAATGCGTATCAATTCCGCTGCTTTAAAGAAAGAAGCAGCCGCTGAAGCCTTAGCCATTGAAATGAATATGGTGGGCTGGTACGGATACGCAAACGGTGCGAACAGGACTTACGGTCTTTTAAATGACCCGAATTTGCCTGCTTACACCACAGTTGCCGCCAATGGAAACAGCGATACGGAATGGTCTAAAAAATCTTTTGAAGAAATCCAAAACGATATTTTAACGGCCATTAACGCTATTGCCGTAAACAGCAAGAACAATTACAATCCGACAACCGATAAAGCTACTCTTGTTGTTTCTTTGAATGCTATGCAATGGCTCAATAAGGCAAATGCGTACGGCAAAACCGTAAATATTTGGCTTAAAGAAACCTATCCGCTTATTGATGTTAAAGCATCTTACTTCTTAGACGGTGCAAACGGCGGTGCTGATGTGTTCTATCTCTTTAAGAACGAACATAACGGCAAAAAGGTAATCAATCATTACCCCGTTGAAGCCTTAAGGGCTTTAGGTGTTTGGAACAAAGGAAAGAATTACGAAGAGTTTTATGCTAACGCTACTTCCGGCGTATTCGTAAAACAACCCGTATTCATTTACAGAGGTTCCGGCATTTAGTGATTTAAGGGCGGCGGTGTAATGCTGCCGCCCTGATAAAAAAGACAGGAGATTATGAAATTATGGCATTTATCATAAGCAAATTAAGCAGTGATGTAGATTATGCGGTTTATGCGCCTGTGGTAGGCGGTGTAAAGCAAGTTATTAAACACATTTATATTAAAGGCGGTGCAGGTGTCGCCGATAGGAAATCTTTAGTTGTCAGAAATGGTGTCTGCACGGAAGTTACAGACGAAGAACTGGAACTTTTAAATAAAAATAAGGTGTTTCAATTACATAAGGCTAACGGCCATATTTTGGTAATGGAAAAAGCCAATAAATATGAAGCCGCAGAAAAAGCCGAAAGCGAAGAAGTTATAAATGATGCAAGTAAACAGCAGACAGCGGAAGATTTTGAAGAAAACACAACCGCAGAGGAAGTTGTAACGCTCAAGCGCAAAAAATCATCTAAAAGGAAAGGTAAATAATTTATGGCCGCCAATAAAGTTACTGTAACTGTTGAAGGACTTAAAAACCTATTGCCCGAATTTAACAATAACAATTATTCTTACGAATATTTGCAAAGTTGTATAAATCAGGCATTGGATATAATCCCAGCTGATAATTACGGTGCTTTAAAGGATAAATTGCGGCAAGATGCAATTTATTATATGGCGGCTCATTTATTGACTTTAAGACAAAGGGCAATGTCGGGTAAAGGCGGCAGCGCAACAGGCCAAGTACAGTCATCATCCGTAGGCGGTGTTTCCGTAAGTTTTGCCGCCGCCCCCAATAGCGACCAAAGCCAATACTGGCTTAATCAGACTATTTACGGTCAGATGTATTTGGTTTTAATCAGAAAAGCCAAGACAGGCGGTTTTTATATCGGCGGCAGTATGGAAGCTGTTTTAAGATAAAAACACTTTAAGGAGCGGATATTTATGAAATTTACTGAAAGATTTAACGGCATACCCGCCCTGAAAGCAAGGCTTAAAGAAGTAGAAAAAGCAAAAACGCAGATTGGCTGGTGGAGCGAACAAAAACACGGTGAGATAACAAGCCCCGATTTAGCAAAAATTTTGCATAACGGAGCAGATTTAAAAGGCGGCCAGCCTTATGCGATTATAAATGATGATATTGTGTTTTTGCGTAAAGACAGCGCATTAGGGCAAAAAGCCTTAAAAGCGGGCAATGGCGGCAGTATAAACCCAAAAACCGCACAAAGCGCAAAATCGGGCAAAATAAAAGGGCTGGGAGTAACAAAGCCAAGCCATATTCCGGCAAGACCGTTTTTTACAATAACTGCCGAGCAGAAAAAAGATAAATGGGTTTATGAAGATGCTTTAGGAATTGCCAACGGTGTTATTTTAGGCAAAATCAGTTTAAAGTACGGCTTAAAAGCATTAGGTGAAGCAGTAAAAGCAGATGTGCAGGAAGTTATGGGTAAAGCATCTAATTTTACCCCGAATGCTCCGAGCGTAATTAAAAGAAAGGGTAAAAATACCCCCCTTATTGACACAAACCAATTAAGGGAAACTTTAACGGTAAAGGTAGCAAAATAAAATGGGTGTTCCTTACGATTTGTTAAATATTGCATTAGGTGCGGTAGGTACGCAGAGTTTTAAACTTAAACGCTGGATAAGTCGCAGCGTTTCCGATAACGGCTTGCCGCTTGATACTTACGCCGCCGCTATAACCTGTGAAGGACAAATACAGCCGGCAGAAGCAACGGACTACGAATTGTTAGGGCTTAATTACGAAAAGGAACTCCGCAATGTTTGGTGTAGCGAAAAGATGTCGTCTTTGGAAGATGATAAACACGCACCCGATTTACTTTTATTTGACGGAAGAGTATGGCAGATTAAAAGCATAACACAATGGAATTCTAACAATGGCTGGCAAAGGGTAACGGTAATAATTGCGCCGCCGGAAATGCAGGGGCTTTATGAATAATAATCAGATTATTACAAATTTAATAACTTGTGTAAAAGCGGCACTTGCTGCAAACAATATAAGCGGCTGGACAGTAGCACAAAATTATCTGCCAAAAATCGGGCATTGGCCTAAACCTTGCATTTTAATTAAAAGGTTAGGCACTTTTCCTGAAGGCTGGCAGACAAGCAAAGATGTAATAGAAAATAGCGGTAATTTTCAACATTACGAAACACAGCAGAGCTTTATTTTACTGCGCTTAGAAGCTCTTAAAAACCGTAATGTAAATGAGCCTTTAGAGGATACCGCCGCAGATGTTTTAGAAACGGTAAGAGCTTATTTTAATGGCAATGACGGCATTAAACTTTTACGCTCTTACAATTTAGCACCTTATAGGGTGGAAAACATTGAAGAGCCGGAATTGCAGACGGAAAACGAAGTATTTGAGTTTCACCCGTTTTTTGATTTGAAATTAGTTGTTTTTAAAGATCATAAACGCCCGCAAGCGGCAATCACCGCAGCGGAACTTAAAGAAATAAAAGGAGTGTAAAAATGGCAATATCACAAACAAAATATGTTGATATTAAAAGCGGTGTCGGCGGGCAATCCGCAGCCGCAAACAAAGAGCTTATTTTAAGAGTGTTTACGAAGAACGCTCTTACAGTAGCGGGAACACTTGCGGAATATGATAATGCCGCCGCAGTAGGTGCTTTTTATGGAACACAAAGCGATGAGTACAAAATAGCGGCCGCATATTTCGGTTATCAGAGCCGCCGCAATACGAGCCCTAAAAAAATCAGTTTTTGGCTTGATGACAGAACAGCGGAAAGCGGCGAGAGCGGAAGCATTGAAGAAAAAACTATTACAGATGTTTTAAATGAAAGTTTTAACGCTTCAAACAATTTTGGCTCTTTTAAGTTTTTAGATGAGAGCATTGTAAGCGATATGGCTTTAGCCGCAGAATGGAACAGCCTTAAAAATAATCAGGCTATGTTTTTACTTTCTTGTACTGCTGCAAATTATGAAAGTTTACAGGCGGCTTTAAGCGGTTTTGACGGTGTAGGTTTAGTTTACCAAACATTAGCATCTGATTTAGATTGGGTACTTCCTGCAGCAGTTTTGGCAAGTGTAGATTATACAAAAATCAATGCTGCACCTAACTTTATGTATAAGCAACTTGCAGGACTTACGCCCAGCGTAACGACAGATGAGCTTTATAATACTTTAACCGCTTTAAATGTTAACTTTTACGGTGCAACGCAACAGAGCGGCAAAGAAATAGCCTTTTTCCAAAACGGCACACTTCAAGGCTCTGTTACCGATATGGGCGTTTACGCAAATGAAATATGGCTTAAAGATGCAATGGCAACCGTATTCTTAAATCATCAATTAGCCGTAGAAAAATGGCCGGCAAATTTGCAAGGCGAAGCAATCGGCGAAGCATTGGCAAATAATGTAATTGAGCAGGCAATTTATAACGGCACAATCAGCGTAGGAAAAACCTTAAATGATGCTCAAAAAATCTATGTAGCCAATTTAACCGGCAATGCTGATGCTTGGCGCACTTTACAAGACAAAGGCTTTATTTTTGACGGTAAAATGGTAAGCACGCTTAATAACGGAACGGAAACTTGGAAATACGAGTATTCCTTGATTTATTGTAAAGGCGATAGCGTACGCAAAGTAGAAGGATATCATACTTTGATTTAAGGCAGTTTTCGGGCGGCTTAAATGCGAGAGCCGCCCCCAAAATTTAAAAATTAAAAGGAGTAAAAAACAATGGCAAGATATGATGTAGCCGCATCCGGCTCAAGTATAACAATTTTAGCAATACCGACATTTCCGCAAGGGTTTACTATTGACAGCTTTCCTGGCGATACCGACCCCGTAGATTTTGAAAACAGACAAGTAGCAGAAGTAGAAGCAGGGGCAAATGGGGACATAATTACTTGGAACACACCGCGCCCGATTATGGCAACCGTCAATGTAGTTCCTGGCAGTGAAGCAGATGAAAACTTAAAAATTCTGCTTGATGTAAACACAGTGGGTAAAAACAAATTAGCGGCAAAGGATAATATCACAATGATATTAACTAAACCTGACGGGCAAAAAACCGTATTTGTTAACGGCACTATTTTGGCAGGCAGTCCGTCTGAAAGTTTTTCTGCCGCAAGCCGCTTTAAAACAAAGCAATATCAATTTGCTTTTGAAAAGAAGGCTAATTAGATTATTGCCTTAAAGGGCGGCCATATCCGCCGCCCTATCGTTTTACAATGGAGAATATGAAAAATGGAACTTTTGGAGCCAAAGGAAGTAGAAATAAACGGTATTAAATACCGTATAGGCAAATATCCGGCAATAGCAGGCAGAGAAATTATAAGCAAATATCCTATTGCCAATGCGCCTAAAATAGGCGACTACCAAACAAGCGAAGAAACAATGCTTAAAGTTATGGCATTTGTTGAGCATGTAAACCCTGACGGTACGGCAATAAGATTAGTCAATCGTACTTTAGTTGATAATCATATCAAAGATTGGGAAACACTTGTAAAAATTGAAATGCTTTCTTTGGAGTATAATTGCAGTTTTTTTCAAAATGGCAAGGCCTCAGCTTTCTTGAAAAAATCCCTAAGCCTTGCCGAAGTGAAAATTACCGAAATATTGACGGCCTTATTGGGGCAATTATCTCACAAGGCGGAGCAAGTTACAGGGAACTCCAAACCGTCTTAACTTTAGAAGATGCTTTAAAAATTTATGAAGCAATGGCAGTACCGAAATATAATGAGTGGCTGGCATACGAAGATGCCAAAAAGCAAAGAAAATAAAACAGGAGTGAATTTAAAATGGAAAATAACATAGCACCGCAAACATTAGCAAAACCGTTTGCCGCAGACGGCGACAAAAACACAATACCTGTAGCGGCAACAGGAACAAACAAAGCAAGTCTTACTGAAGGTTTCCCGCCAATTACGGAAACGCCGGTAAACAAAGGCGGAATACCGCCTGAGCGCAAAGATTTTAACGGTGCTATGAATTTAAATTCACAGTTTTATTTTGCTTTTCAAAACGGCTGGCATCCGACATTTTCAGAAGAAGTATCAGCGGCTATTGGCGGATATGCGCAAGATGCGGTTTTGTGTTATTTTACCAACGGCACAATTAGATTTTTAAAAAGCACAAAGCCAAACAATACCGATAACTTTAACACAAACCCGTCTGTAATTGGCACATCTTGGGTAGATGCTTATATTAGTCAAAGCGACAAAGAAGTAACCGATTTAGGCACAGTTACGCAAACTACCTCACTTGACACAAACACCAATTATACGGCTACGCTTAGCGGTTCTGCCATTTTTACTTTACCTACACCGAGCGATACGAGCATTGAAAACACAATAAATATTTTGCTTAATGTTTCTGTAAATTCTACCGTTGATTGGGGCGTAAACGCTAACAGCGTTCTTACTTCATTCACGGCAGGCAAATACGAATTGCGTTTGAGGTATAACAATTCCACATCTAATTGGATTGGTGAAGTTTTAGAACAAAAAGCAACGCCAAGCCATATCAAATGCTTTGTTTCGTTTAATGATACTTATACCGACGAAACAGGCAATGTTACTTTTACGCCGAACTTTACCCCTGAATATAGCGATATTGAAGGTTTTACCGCTTATGAAGGTACAAAGTCTTTGGCTTTGCCGAGAAATGACACAGGAAGAGGTTTTACAATATCAGACCCAAACAATGCTTTAACTTTTACTGGACCTTTTACAGTAAAATTTTGGCTAAGATTAAACGGAAGT